TTGCATTAGGTGTAGCTGCAGTAGCTGCCGTTGGATATGCAGGATATAAAGTTGCTGAACACTTAAATAAAAGTGCAACACCTGCGGTAGATTTATTTGCAGATAAAGTTCAAGTTTCAAGAGATAAGTTTGGAAACTATGCACAAGCTACAGAAAAAGATGTAATTAAAATATCTAAAGCAACAAAAGATAATGTTCAGTCATACTTAGATTTAGATAAAAAAGCTAGTGAGTCTATGATGAACTTAAAAATGAACTCAGATAAATTCTCAAAAGAAGCAAAAGACACTGTAGTTAAAAACTTTACAGAAATGAGTAAAAAATCTAGTAGTCTATCGAAAGATCAAAGAGAAAAAATGACTGTAGATTTTAAGAAATTAGTTTCTGATACAGGAGTTTTAACTAGCAAGAATAAAGATGAAATAATAAAACAATATACTGCAATGGTTAATGGTACTAAAGGTTTAACTCAAAAACAAAAGGACCAAACTATAAAAGACTTTAAAGATACATTAGACAAAAGTGTAGGATTATCAAAAAAACAATCTCAAGAAATGCAAAAAATTTATACAGACATGGCTAATAAAATTAAAGAAGGTATCGATAAAAAAAGGGATGCAGATCTAAAAAGCCAAAAAGATTTCTTTGCTAAAACTAATGCCCTTACAGATCAAGAAAAAAAGGATGCACTAGATAAAACAAAAAGTTATTGGACTAAGGAAAAGCAACAAGTTGATAAAGCTCAAAATGAAATTAATGCTATCTACGCTAAGGCAGCTGAAGAACACAGACAAATTAGTGATAAAGAGTTACAAGATATTAATAAAATTAAACAAGATATGAAAACTACCGCTATAAAAACTTTATCTGATAATGAAGTTGAAGCTAAAGTAATTCTTGAAAGAATGAAAGGTAATGATGAACATATAACTGCTGATATGGCTTCTAAACATATAAAAGAATTAAATAATTCTAGAGATAAAGCTATTGAAGCTGCTAATAAAGAATGTGATGAAAGAATAGCTGAAGCATATAGAATGGAAAAAGAAACTGGTTCAATAAGTGAAAAACAAAGGGATAAACTTATTGCAGATGCGAAGAAACAAAGAGATGATACTGTAAATGCTGCAAAAGAAACAAGAGATAAAGCAGTTAAAGAAATAACTTCTATGAACTCAGATATTACAAAAGATGTAGATACTACAACTGGTAAAGTTAAAAGTAAATGGGATAAATTAAAAGATGCATGGAATAGTGGATGGGGAAGTCTAGTTAAAAACTTCTTTGTAAATACATTCTTCCAAAGTCATGGTAAAAAGCCTGATGGAAACTGGACAGGGAACTCACACTTTAAAGGTGGTTTAACATATCTTCATGAAAGAGGATATGAGCTATATGACTTACCAAGTGGAACTAAGGTATATAATCATGAATCAAGTGAGCAAATGGTTTTAGAGACTGCAAGACAAACTGCTCAAGGCGTTATAAATTCTATGATGAAAAATAAAGGTGATTCTGATGGAAATATTATAATACCTATTAGTATTGCAGGGGAAGAAATAGATAGAGTTGTAGTTCCAAGAGTTTCAAATAGACTTGCTTTAAATACAATGAGAAGAAGGAGGTAACAAATGCTTATAAACAATATAAATATAGAAAAGTTTAATGCTAGAGTTTTAGATGTTGATATTCAAAACTCTAGTATTAATAATTTAAAAGACTTTGAAAATGCAAATACATTATTACCTCTTTTCTTTGATTCAAAAGAATCTTTGAATGTAATTACAGTTACTCTTTTAGTAAATTCTTTAACTAAAAAAAGATATTATTTAGATAAAAGTGATTTGTTAAGTAATATGGTAAAGCCATTTGAAGTTTATTTTAAAGATAGAAACTTAAGATTTAAATGTATTTTAAATGGAAATTCAGATCAACCTAGTTTAAGGCAAATAAGAGGAAGATTACAATTAAGTTTTATAGGTTACAACATTGAAAATGAAGTCATAGAAACTATTACAAATGGAGTTTCAAGTAAAACTATAAACGGTGAAGGTAATACAAAAGTGCCTGTAGTTTTAGAAATAACTCCTACTATAGATATGATTGATTTAAAAATAACTGGATTAGGCGAAGATCCTATTGTCGTAAAAAACTTAAAAGGCAATAAAACTATAGTTATAAATGGAATTGAGGGAATGGTTACACAGGATGGTATCAATAAATTTGATGATACTGATATGTGGGAGTTCCCTTTTTTAGTTCCAGGAGATAATTTAATCACATTAAGTAAGAATACTTGCAATATAAAAATTAAATACAATCCAAGATTCATATAGAAAGGATGATACAAATGTTAAATACAAATAAAACAATAACTATATCTGGAACATCAACAATTGATGGACAAATAGTAGTATACATGAGTGCTAGTTTAAGTACCGATGGAACTACTCAAGAAAACTTAAGTAAAACTGTGCAAAATCAAGAAGTCTATAATAAAAATAAAGAAGCTATAAGAAAAGATATGAGAGACTTTGAAGATTTAGTATATGCAGAACAGGACAAGTTAGCAGCTAAATAATAAATATATTTAATGAGGTGTTATATGATTAAAATCGCTTTGATTTTGAGTTTAGGATTATTTATGCATTCTGTAAGTAAGAAAAATATTACAAATATAGTTATAGATGGATTTATTGTATTAATTGTGATTTTAAGTATGATATATCAAAGTTTTAACTAAAAAATATATTTTAAAAGGGAGAGAAGTATTATGAAATTACCATTAAGAAAATTAGTAAATGGATCACCACAATTAAGTAATATAGCATATAAACAAGGCTTACCTTGTAAATTATCTTATGCTCTAGCTAAAAATATAAAGAAGATAGAAAGTGAGTTACAAATATATAACTCTGAAAGAGAAAAAATAATAGAAAAATACTGTGTTAAAGATGAAGATGGAAAATTGAAATTAAATAAAGATAATACATATGACATTAAAGAAGAATTTATAGATGTATGCAATAAAGAAATAAATTCACTTTTAGATATAGAAGTTGATATAGATATTCATAAATTTAATATAAATGATTTATATAACAGTAATTGCGATATGTCTCCAGCAGAATTAATGGTTATAGACTATATGATAGATGAAGAAGAGTAATTGATTAGTTGAATTTAGTAAGAAAGGAGGGGAGCCTCTTTTGATACATTTACATGATAAAAACAAGAAAAAAATAGCTGGTTTAATAGATTATAAAGATTTATTTATAGAAAGTGAGTTGCAGAGTGGAGAAAAGACACTCTGTTTTTATTATCCTAAAAAAGCAAATTACTATTTTGATATAGTAGAAGAGTGCTATATAAGGACCAAAGAAAATGAATATATAGTTAAAGAAAGAATTGTCCAAAGTGAATATACTGAATTTAAATGTATTTTAAATTTAGAGGATATAGAAGGTAAGCCTTTTTCAAAGTTTGAAAGTAAAGAACAAACAATTAATAAAGCCTTAGCTCTTGCTTTAGCTGGTACTGGTTGGGTTGTAGGTAAGTGCGATTTAAAGAAAAAGAGAACTGTTAGAATGACTAACTGCTCTAGTTTGGAAATCGTACAAGAAATTAAAAAAATATATAGATGTGATATAGTTTTTAACACTCTATCTAAAACCATAGATGTATATGAACACCTAGGAGAAGACAAAGGAACTTACTTTATAGATTCTTTAAATCTAAAATCTTTATCTATTCAAGGTAGTTCTTATGGTTACTTTACAAGATTAATTCCTATCGGAAAAGATGATTTAAAGATTACTGATATAAATGATAAAAAAGAATACGTAGAAAACTATCAGTATTCTAATAAAATTAAAACTGCATATTGGATAGATGATAGGTATACAGTTAAAGAACACCTTAAAGATGATGCTATAGCAAAATTAAATGAAATATCAAAACCATTTAGATCTTATTCTGCTGCAATTTTAAATTTAGCAAAACTTAATGATAAATATAAAAATATTTTGGATTATAAGTTAGGAGATACAATAACTCTTATATCTAAAGAAGATAAATTTAAAGATAAACAAAGAATAGTTAAAATAATAGAGTTTCCAGATAAACATGATAAAGATAGTGTAGAACTTGCTAATACTACCTTATGCTTTGAAGATATTCAAACACAGTTTCAAGAAGCAGCTGACACAGTAGAAAATATAACTACTGATAATGGAACTGTAAAGGGTTCTACTATAGATGGTATAGAGACAAGTCAAATAAAAGATTTCTACAAAGAAGTTATAGAAGCTACAAACATTAAAGCTATAAATGCAAAAATAATTAATTTAGAAGCTCAAGATGTTACTATATCTGGCCAATTAACTGCGGTTAACGCTCAAATAGGAAGCCTTACAACTAATGTTGCTACTATAGATAAATTAGTTGTAAAACATGATGCGTCTATAACTAATTTAAATGCAAATAAAGCCAGTATAACAGATTTAAATGCAACAAATGCAACTATACAAGTATTAGAAGCTAATGTCGGTAATATACGAACTCTTGTAAATGGAAATTTATCTAGTGAAAATATACAGGTAAGCGGTATTACTGGGGATAGGTTAAATATGAAAACTATATTTGTTGATGATGCAAATATAGTTAGTATAAATGCATCTAAAATTAATGCAGGAGAAATAAGCACTAACAAAGTAAAAATTAAATCTGATGATGGTGGAATTGAAATTATAGGAACTACTTTACAATTTAAGGATAAAAGTAATAAAGTTAGAATCCAAATGGGAAAAGACACTAAAGATAATTTTAATTTTATTATTAGAGGTGAAGATGGACAAAGTGTATTAATAGATCATACTGGAGTAAAAGAAAAAGCTATAGCTGATGATTTGATAAAATCTAATATGATTGCTGGTAATTCAGTAGGAGAAAAACAAATAGATTATTCTAGTTTCTCAGAAGGATTTAATAAAGATACAAATATACATACATTAAATGCTACAAAGATAAAATTGAATAATCAAAATCAAACTTTAGATGTAGCTTTTAACTCATTGAAAAAACAATCTGATATCAATAAGACTTTAACAGAAAGCCATAGTACAACTATAGGTGTTATACAAGGCCAAATTAGTACTGCTATTAATAACACTCAAATAGTTAAAGATGGTAAAACAGTCTTACTTAAAGATGATTATAACCGAACTATAGAGACGATAGATTCTCTTAAATCTACTATAGGAAGTCATACAACTAAAATTAATGAACAAACTGGAAAAATTAATAATGTTGAAACTAAAGTAAATATAGTTGAAAGAGATTTAAATGGTATAACTCAAAAAGTTAGTAATACAGAAATTAGTATAACTTCATTAAATGATAAAGTTAACAACATACAAATAGGAGATAGAAACTTATTATTAAACTCAGCTATAAAAATAAATACATCGAGCTATTATATGGCTGCATATGACTTTGGATATGAAAAACCTAAACATGATGAAGTGGTAACCCTAGTAATTAAAGGTGAGCTTAATTCTAAAAAAGAAGCTTTTGGTATTTTTAATACTGATAGTAATAGCAACTATGTAACTTTAATAACCCATAAAGATAGAAATTCAGATGGACTATATATTAAAACATTTAAATGGTTAACTAAGTTTGGTAATATAGAAAAAACCAATTTAGGTTTATTGATATATGCAATTAGCTCAAATATTACTGCTCCTTCATCTATAGATTGGATCAAATTAGTTAGTGGTAATAAAACATCAAATAACTGGAATCCAGCTCCTGAAGATTATCAAAATGAAATAACTACTACTAATAATAAGTTAGCAAGTATAGAAACTAATTTATCTAGCATAACCAGTAGAGTCAGTTCTGTGGAAACAACTAATGCTAATATAAATGGACAAGTGTCTAATTTAAGTACAAGAATGAATGTTGCAGAGCAAAAGATAACAGATGCTTATATAATAAGTACTGTAAGTTCTCAATTTTATAAAAAAGGAGAAACTGATTCAAAGTATGCTAGTAAATCTCAAATCACTCAATTAGATAATAAAATAAGTTTAAAAATTGATGTGGATGGTGTTATATCTAGTATAAATCAAACTTCAGAATCAATTAAAATAAAAGCATCTAAGATAGATATAGCTGGAGCTACCACAATAGGTAATGCCGTAAATGGTAGATATGTAGAAATCCAAAATGAAACATTTAGAGTTAAGAATGGAAACACAGCTTGTATACACTTAGGTTACAGAACTTGGCAAGGATATACGGGAGTTCCCGAGTTTTTAATGGGGCATGATGGTTTTATTTACTCTGAACAACAAGGAGCTCCATACTCTGGAACATACTTTGGAATGAGTACTTTTGGCAATGATAAGAATCCAGAAAAGACTAAACCTTACCATAGTATTTATTATCGTTCAAGAACTCGTGCGGATGAAACTCAATTAAATTTTTATGAAGATGGTAGAACTAGAATAAAAAGCATGGGAGCATTTGCTTTAATAGCAGATAAAAACACTTACATTCAAGCCTCTATATCTACTGGATTACAGTTTGATAATGGCTTTGTCTCAAGACGAGATTCAACAATAGATGGAAACTTAATTCTAAATAAAAATATTTTAATGAATGGACAAATTTATACAAAAGACTTAAAACAAGGTTTTGGTATAGAACAATATTGGGGTAAAGATGAATATATGCTTAGGAAGATGACTATAAACCCCATGGACCTTGGATATGATACTCCAGAAAGCCGATTTAGAACTATATATGCTTCTAATGGAATTATAAATACTTCAGATGCACGATTGAAGAAAAATATAAAGCCTATACAAGATGTGAATATAGTTCCTTATAATTTTCCTGTGCTTGTTCAGTTACCACCAAGTGAAGTACTTACCAAAATTGATTATTATAACTTTGTAAAAGAAATGCCTTTCTATACTTATGATTATATATCTGCTGATGACTCAAACAGATCACTTCACAATGTTGGATTTATAGCGCAAGATATAGCAAAACATCCAGTAGGTAAAGAATTTATTTTTAAGGACAAAGCAAATATGTATCAATACAACGAAAAAAGTTATGTAGGAGTTTTAGGAGTAGCATTACAAAAAGCTATTTATGAAATAGAAAAATTAAAATTAAAAATACAACAATTAAAAGCTAGTTAATTCTAGCTTTTTTATATAAAAATTTAGGAGGGTATATGAATATAGAAGTTGGTTTTTTATGTACTATGGCTGGAGCCTATGTAGGCTATATGAGCTATAAAAAGAAAAGTGAAAAAGATATAGAAAATGATGCATCCCAAAAAACAGTAATGGCTACAAAGTTAGATTATATAAGTAAAGGAGTTGATGACATAAGGCTTGATATAAAAGCTCAAGATACAAAAATAAACACTGTTGTAGAAAGACTTATAAAGGTAGAGGAGAGTACAAAATCAGCACACCATAGGTTAGATTCATTAAAAATAAAAGGAGATGGTTTAAATGAAAAATAGAATAAAAAATCCATATTTTTGGCTAGGATTAGGCGGAGTAATATTTAGTGCCGCTGGAGTAGATTTTAAAACTTTAACAAGTTGGAATCTTTTAGGTAGTGCTTTATTAGATATATTAGCTAATCCAGTTGCAGTTGTTGCCGTTGCAGCAGCAGTTATAGGTGTAGTTGTAGATCCATCTACAAAAGGTTTAAAAGATAATAAATAAAATAAAAAAACTAAGCTAATAAAAGTCAGTAAATTAGACTCTTTGAAGTCTTTTTTTTTATTGCCTTTTTAATATAAAAAATAAGTTTTTGGAGGTATTAAAATGTTAAATATAAAAAGAAAAATAAGTCCATATAACCATTATGAAGGAAACAACGTAGAGTATATTGTAATACATTATACTGGTAATATAAACGATACTGCAAAGAATAATGCTGATTATTTCTTTGGAGGAAATAGAAATGCATCAGCACATTACTTTGTAGATGATAATGAAATATATCAAGTAGTAGAAGATTATAACGGTGCTTGGCATTGTGGAGATGGTAATAATAAATATGGTATAAATAATAGAAATTCTATAGCTATAGAAATGTGTGGAACTGATAATGGAAGAATATCAGAAAAAACAATAGCTAATACTTTAGAACTAACAAAACACCTTATAAAAAAATATGGAATAAATGCAGATCACGTTGTAAGACACTATGATGCATCTAGAAAAGATTGCCCATCTGCTTTTCATGATAATAATTGGGCTAGATGGTGGAATTTTAAAAATAGATTAGTTGGATGTTCTGAAAGTGTCTCTATAAATAAAAATATTGATGTAACTTATCAAGTCCATGCAAAAGGAAAATGGCTACCTAATGTAGTTAATTTAACTGATTACGCTGGTATATATGGTAAACCTATACAAGGAGTATATGCTAATCTAAGTAATGGTTCTATAAGATATAGAGTTCATACTCAAAATGGAAAATGGCTACCTTGGGTAACCAACAGAAGTGATTATGCTGGTATATTAAGTAAAAACATAGATGCTTTAGAAATGCAATTAGTAGGATTAGATAATTATAGTGTTCAATATAGAGCATATGTAGGGGGCAGATGGCTACCTTGGGTTACTGATTTAACTGATTACGCTGGTATATATGGGAAACCTATAGAAGGAATACAAGTACAAGTTATAAAAAAGTAAAAAAAATATGATATAATATTACTATTAAGGAATTCATTCAATAAACTAACTGTCGTTTTAAAATTCAGTAGTTTCTAGACCTATTAACTAGAATATAAAGGAGTACCAATGCCAACTGGTACTCCTTTTTTTATTGCTTACTTTATTCCTTTTTTTCTCCATATTCTCTAACCATTGCACTTTCTTTTACAACCCAATCTCTACCAAACTTTTTACAATCTTCATCAGCTATTAATTTTCCAGTTTCAACTGCCTTTCTTAGTGTAGAATCTTTTAACCCCCATAATTTAGTTGCCTCTGCAAATGAATATAATCCTTTAAAGCTACACATAGTTTTTACCTCCTATGAAAATAAATATTTTAATGCTAATACTACAAGAGCTATAGCTCCTATAAATTTAATTAAAGCTAAAGTTAAACCAATTACACTTTTTACTAATTCTTTTTTATTATTTTTCATTGTAATTAAAATGGTCATGTATTATTATAAAAGTAAGGGTGGTGGTAGGAACACCACCCTTATGTTTTATAGGCTTTCTAGTATCATTTTTATGATTGCTACTAGAGTTCCTATTTCAAGTGCGAGTTCCGTAAGTGCTTTAATCACTTTCGTGAACTCTTTTATTTTTTTGACCATTTCCTTACCTCCTTTCTATATTTATATTATATCACGTATGCGTGATATAGTCAATACTTTTTTAAAACTTTTTCTTATTTTTCCCAAGAAAATACACTCCTTGGGAGCATACTTTTACTATCTATATAAGGGGTATCGTCAGGAAAATGCGGAATCCTAGCTCTACCCCATACAGTAAATGGACCTTGGTTACCTCGTGTAAAAGATAGAAGTGACTATGCTGGTATCTATAGTAAAGCTATAGAAGGAGTGCGAATTCAAGTTATAAAAAAATAATAAAAATATGTAACAAAGTTGGAAAATATTCATATAGATAATGTAGGGATAATAATTAATGAATGAGCAGAAATTTCGGTTAATATATAAGGAACTAAATGGGTTGTAGTCCTTTTTAATTATTATCCCCTTAGATGTGCTCTTCACATAGAAGATAGAAGGATTACTTGGTTTACAGATTATCAATAGTATACTGGTATACCTCTGTGAATAGAATACAATAAAAATTAATATGGCATACGATTTCCATTAAAGAGTACCAAAGCCAACTGGTACTCTTTTTTTTAATATTCTTCATTTCTTAAAAAATACTAATGAAGAATATCTTTTATTTGAAAATTTTTACCATTTTCTTTTAAAGTATGCTCTTAAATCTTGTATAATTGCTACTACAAAAGCAATAGATTCAAGATAGTTTAATAAATAAAAAAGAAAATTACATAATTTTAAAACTATTTCTGGAACAGTTGGAAGTGAATTTAAAACAAATTGTATTAAAAGTGAAATTCCGATTATTATAGAAACAACTATTGTATTTTTAAAATCAATCATAATGTTTCTCCTTTTTCTAAAAATTGCGATAATTTTTTCCAAAACTTTAAACAAATTTTATTATAAATTTATAAATTGTATAGCTTTAATATATACCTTTTTTATTGTTTAGTCATCATACTCTTAATACATATAAAATCGTTAATAAATTTTAAAAAAATGTTAATAAACTATGTTTTTTCTGTGGATAAATAACCTATTCTGACTATGTCAGTATATTTTCAAAAATAAATATAGTATTTTCAATACTTTAATGGGTAAAACATAAAAGTATGTCTTTTATGTCTAAAAAAATCACTAATTATTTTATATATATTAATTTAAACTATGATTCATTTTTTATTTCCTAAATTTTTTATATTTTCGCATATTTTTACAAAATTCATCATGATAACTGTAGTATCTTATATTTAAAAATAAAAAATATTAGGGGTGATTTAATGAGATTAAGAGAAATGATAATAAGTAATTACAGATGTATAGGTAGTGAAGGCTTACGGATAGTAATAGATAATATTGTAGTTTTAATTGGGTCAAACAATGTTGGTAAAACTACTGTGTTAAAAGCTTATGAATCTTTTACTAATGCTTCAACTGTAATGAAATTAGAAGATTTTCATAAAAATTCAACAGAAAATCCTATAGAAATTACTGGTGTTTTTTCTAATATAAGTGAACAAGATATTCAACAAATAGGTAGCAAATGGATTTTTGAACATAGTGAATATGGTGCATGTATAAAATATAAATGGATTTGGAATAATGCAAATGAAAAAGGAAATAAATTTTCATGGGATAATGAATCTAATGAATGGTGTCCAGGAGGAATGGGAGGATGGGATTCAAAAATAGCTAGTTGTATACCTACTCCACTAAAAATCAATCCTCTTGATAGTCCTGATGAATTAGAAAAAAAAATAATAGAAATACTTACAGAAGCAATAAAAGATAAGTCAGAATTAGATAACTCTAAAATAAAAAATCTAATAAATCAATTAAATGATATAGCAAATGAAGTTAAAGTTGAAATTGAAGATACTTTAAATACTACAACTAATAAAGTAGAAGAACGTATGTCTACTATCTTCCCAGAGTGTAAAATTAATATTATCCCACAAGTTGGTAAGTTTGAGCCTGAAAAAATAATCGCATCTGGTAGTTTTATAAATGTTAGTGACAAAAGTGGAAGTGAATATCCATTATCAAGTCAAGGAGCTGGACTACAAAGAACATTTTTATGGTCTGCAATAGAATCCTTAGCCGATTCTGGCAATTTAAAAATAGGAAGAAACTTTGTTAAAAGCGACAAACCTAGAATTCTTCTTATAGAAGAACCAGAGGCTTTTTTACATCCGCCATCAATACGAGCAGCCAGAGAAGCTTTATATAAAATTGCAGATTTAGCAAATTGGCAATTAATGATAACTACACATTCTCCAATATTTATAGATGTATCAAAAGATCACACTACTATAATAAGGGTAGATAAAAATGAAAATTGTGAAACGCGAATATTCTCAACAGATAAAGCTGGGTTTGAAGAAGAAGATAGAAAAAGACTTCAAATGATAAGAGCTTGCAATCCATCTGTAAATGAATTTTTCTTCTCTGATAAAATAGTTTTAGTAGAAGGGGATACAGAAGAAACTATTTTAAATAAAATTAAAGATGAAAAAAAGACCTATTCAAACATAAGCATAGTTAATTGTTATGGTAAAGCTAATATACCAATGTTTCAAAAAATATTAAACCATTTTGGAGTAAACTATATTGTAATTCATGATGTAGACTCTCCTAAGTCTAAAAGAAAAGATAAATGGGTAAAAAATAGTATGTGGAGTATAAATTATAAAATATTTGAAGAGTCGAAAATATGTGAAGGTAGCGAAAATATAATAATAGCTAATATGCCTGATTTTGAATTTCAATATTTTCTTGAATTACAAAAGGGAGATAAACCATTCAATGCTATTTGTAAATTAAGTGATGCTGATTTTATTAATACTCCACAATATAAAGAATTATACAATTTTTTCGAACTTGTAACTAATAATTCTCATCCTAGAAGTATTAATTCTGTACAAAATTACGAAGACCTTTTAAATAATTATATTGAAAATATTAAACCATATCCAATAGAAAAATGGGAGTTAGATTTAAATATCGTTAATGCTTAAAAAGAAATAAAAAGATGCTTTTTAGAGCATCTTTTTTATTTCTTTTTTGTAGATTTCTTTTTATATTTTTCTTCATATGATTTTAATGCCTCTTCATTTACATCAATATCTTTAAATATTTTTTCTATTACATCTTCCAGTACTTCTGAAACTGTCATATCATTTTCATAAGCAAAGGATTTAACTTTATCTGCAACTTCCTTTTTTATATTTATCCCTAATAAAGTTTTTTCATCTTTTTTCTTAGGTTTTTTTATTAAATCAGCTACACTTAAATCCATCTTTTTATCTTCGATAAAAGATTCTCCTGTTGTCTTATCTTCAACTTTTTGTTTTATATTTAATAACCCATTTTTTTTATTTAGCATAGGGTTTGCAGTACTCATAACGTCACCTCTTTGTATTAAATAATTATTTAATCTTGTTTTAATAGTTATTTAATATATTTTAAAAATACATTAAATAACTATTAAATCTTCTTTTATATATTCATTTATTAAATCAGTAATTTCATTTCCTATATCAGTTTTTATTTTTCTGTCTTTAACTTTTACATATTCTGATATTGGTTCATTGTATAAAATCGAGTTTTCATAATGGACTGACTTTCTCATTGTCTGTTTAAAAGTATTTCCTATTATTCCTTTTTCACCCGCGCACTCTAACCACATCTTGATTTTATTGTTTTCTTGTTTTTCAAATTTTGTTATAACTGGCTTTCTTATATCATCTTTATCTAATCTAAGAGCTTTTTTTATATCTCCATAAGTTTTTATTAACAAATCATATCCTGTTAATGTACTATAACATCCATAATTTATAATTGGTATTATATCTGTACAACATATAAATACATTTGTATTTAATACAGATATAGCTGGATTTAAATCGAAAACTATAAGATCGTATTCAGATAAAGTATCTATGTTTTCATCTTGTGTTAAATAATTTAATAAAGTATACTCTTTACCTGTTTTAGTGTTAAGAATTAATTCTAGTGTAACCATATCAATACTACTTGCTATTATATCTAAATTCTTATATGTATCTAATGGAGCTTTTAATATCAATTTATCTATGCTTAAATTTTTCTCTAGTCCATCTTTAATTGTATAAACATCTGATTGTATAACATCTTCTCCTAATAAAAAAACTGATGCATTTGATTGCGGATCTGCATCTATAAATAAAACTTTTTTATCTGGATAATTAAAACAAAATTGTTGTACAAAATTTAAATTTAAACAAGTTTTAGAGCTTCCACCTTTAAAACTCATATGTGTTAAAATTGTTTGATTTTTAGCCATTTAAAACCTCTCCTCAGCAAGATTTTCAAGTATTAAATATAGATTTAATCTTTTTTTAATACTTATTTAATATATATTATATCATAGTTATAACATATATTAAATATAGATTTAATCTTTTTTTAATACTTATTTAATATATATATTTTTTAAAATCTTTTATTTTCTATATCTCTTATTGCTTGTATTATGTTTCTATTTAATTTAATGGCTTTTATATATTCAGATATCAATTCTGAAGCGGAAGATCCCTCATCTATTGCTATATGTTTAATAGTTTTTATAAGTTTTTCATCTATTGATATATTTAATGCTTTTTTACTCATATGCGCATACACACCTTTCAATATATAATTAATTCCTTATACTTTTATTTACTTATATATCTACATGCGTAAATCCTTTTAATAATTTAAAATAAAAAGCCACCTAATGATTAACATGCTTAGGTAGCTTTTTATTTTATAAATTATCAAATTGTTTTTCTAATATTAATCTATTAAATTCACTTAAAGATAAACATTTTATATTTTTATTTTTTGCTTTTGAAACTGTTACAAAATCTTCTCCATACTCTTCATATACTAATAAATCAGTTTCTTTTTGTCTAAGAGAAGTTATATAACTTCCTCCTAATTCTTCTATAATTGTACCTATTTTATCTGCTAATTTATGTCTCATAGGTACTAATGATATCAACTTGCCGCTTAAAGAATAACCTTCTATTAAATCTAATATTGGATGTGATTTAACTATTGAATTTGACACATTACTTATAGTATTTTTTATTTGTAATATATTTTCATGTGAAACTCGGTCCATAAAATCTTCTATTTCTAAAATTTCAATTCCTTTTTCCATAGCTTTCTGTAGTTTTTGCCCTGCGCCTTCACCTACAACTAGTATATCTGTTTGCTTATTTACACCTTTTTGGATAATAGCACCCTGCTTAATAGCCATTACACTTAGATATTTTCTTTCATAAGGACCTTTTCCTGTAAAAACTATATTTTTATCTTTAAATTCTTCTCCTATAACTTCTACATCTATTTCATTTACATCTATAGGCTTAGAATTCATTCTCTTTTTTCTTACGGAAGCACCTAATGGAATCCATGTCTTAGGATTTACTATATTTAGAATTTCATATAAATCCATGACATCTCCAAATGCTGTATGAGATTGATCTCTTCCTAATTCATAGAAACTTATTAAATAATTTAGTGCATATGAAAATAAATATGGATTTTCATACTTAATAGCTCTTATCGAATCATACATTTCATAATCTTCATCTATCCATTCATAGTATAGTAAAAATTTTCTATCAAAGTTTGCATAATGAGCTACAATTGGATAATCATATTTATTTAAAAATTCCTTGAAAGTTGCTATACATTCTTTATTTTCAGAGATGTCTTGATACCCTTGGCCATATCCTAAATTAATTAAATTTTCATCTTCTACAATTCCTATGTGAAGTTTATCTTTTATAATATTATCTTCTACAACTATAGCTGCTAATTCTTTTATTCCATCTTCCACATCAAACCCACCTGTTTCGATGTCTACTATAATAAATTTATCCATTTATTACACCCCTTGCTTGAATTTTAGTTAACACAAACATTATACATAAATTTAACATTTTTCACCAAAACTAAAATTCAAAAGGATTTATTTAAATTTGTATTTTTGATTTTCTAATAATATTTTTTCTAATTCGTCAGAATTATATTTTCTAAAAGTTTGATTTATTTCATGTGCTGTAGTTTTCTTTTTATTATTTCTATTTCCCTTATTAGTTTTTTTTCTAGATTCTATATGTTTAGTGAAATCATCTAATGATGTTATTTTATTGTTATTTAAATCTTTTATAACTTCTTGTAAATATCTATATACATTATCTTTGTTTGTAGCGTTTATAAAAATTTGTTCAAATACTTCTAAACTTATATGTTTATTTTCCTTTAGTAATTTTGTAGTATGTGGCATAACTCTTTTTTCTAATTTAAAAGATTTATATAGGTCTATAAGCTTTGCCTCATCATCATCTATATTTTCTTTTTTTATATTTTCTTTTTTATTATATTTTATTTTAAGTGGCGTATTTTCCGAAGTCGGCTTTTCCGAAATCAGATTTTCGGAATTCGGTTCGTTCGTAGTATTTTCAGTTGATTTAACGATAGGATTCATACGAACTATGTATTTCATTCCTTGCATTTGTCCTTTTTCATTTCTTATGTATTCTTTAGATATATAACCACACATTTCTAATTCTTTTAGAGCTGTAGAAACTGCTGTTTTTTTATCTGTTCTATAGTTGGCTAAAGATTTTAAATAAACTTTGTGAGATCCTGTGTTTCTATATTGTAAAATTTGAACATATACTCCAACTGCTTTAAAAGAAAGTCTTGTATCATTTAGAATAGTATTTGGAATTGTAGTAAATCCTGTGTTTAAAATTTCATCAAATTCAAAATAAGTTTCGTTGTTTATTGCCATTTTTTAATTCCCCCAATTTTATGTATTAAAAAAACCTCGATATTTATAGATATCAAGGTTTTAGAGGACTAATTTAAATACACAAAATTAATATTATGTAGTTGAAATATTAACGCATATATGCTAATATAATTACATAAATTAAATATGTAAAAAACAAGTCTACTTAAAAACTACTTGATATGTCCAGATATCATGTGGTGACTTATCTTAGGTTTGCCGACCTTAGATAAGTCAGTAGGCTTTTTTTATGTTTAATTTTAAGTTAATGATAAATCTATTTACTTATTTTGTCAAACTAAATTTAATTTTATCGATTAAAAAGCTAGTATAAAAAACTATGACTAGAGTTATACACTCTAGTTTTTTTATGTAAAAAATTCAGAACATACGTTTGACTTTGTGTTAAATTTGTGTTAATATTTTCCTATAATTACACAGAACGTACGTTCTGTGTAACAAACAAACACTAGTATTTTCAGTGTGTTTAGGAGAAGGGATTTTAAAATGATAACTTTAAGTCAAAATCAAACAAAAATTTTAGAATCAATAAAGTGTGGAGTTAAATTAAAAGGATATCCTCCATCAGTTAGAGAGATTTGTGGTATAACAGGTATTAAATCTACATCTACTGTTCACTTCCATATGAACAAACTTGAAGAATTTGGTCTGATAAAGAGAGATCCAACTAAACCTAGAGCTATAGAGGTTTTAGATCAAGAAAATAGCATACCTGGTTTCAATCAAGAGATTATCGAACTACCAGTAATAGAGTTTTTAGAAAATGAATTTTGCATTGGAGAAAGTATAGTGGAAACTATGAAATTACCATCGAGTATGGTTTTAGGAAAAGATAATTTTATATGCAAAGTTTTAGATGATAAATTGATTGAAGTCGGAGTATTGAAGGGTGATTACATTATCGTTGATAGAACTAACAAAATTGATAATGGAAGTCTTTTTATTGGAGAAATAGATAGTAAGATTGTTTTAGGAAAATATTTAAAAAATAAAGATTATATTGAAATACAATTTGAAAATTGTTTTTTTGATCCTTTGATAGTACATAGTAGTGAATTAAAAATAATAGGACAAATTAGAGGATACTTTAGAATAATAAAGTAATATTATTTTAGGGAGTGCTAGCGTATATGAAAAAAGAAGAGATTATAGAACTAATGAAAAGTTTAAATAAAGCCCAATTTGAAGTTATAAAAGAAACTATGAAAACTATTATAGAAAATAAAAAGTAGCAGATTTAATATATTAAATCTGCTACTTTTTATTATTTAGTCACTATTTTTTTCATGGTTTCTAAAATGAGTTTTTTAGAATCTTTATCAAGAGTTTCAAATAACTCTAAAAATTCTTTTTCATCAGCATCCAAATCGAATTCACTATATTTATCCATTATTATTGGTTCAATTCCATTTTTTAGCCATTCTGGATTTACATTTAAAAGTGAAATTAAATCTCTTTCTATTCTAGGGGTTATAACTCGTATACCTTGTTCTATATTTGCGACTTGGGCTCTAGAAACTCCTATTATTTCGGCTAATTGTTTTTGTGTGAAATTTAATTCTTTTCTTATTTCTTTAAGTTTATTCAACAAAAACACCTCCTTGTGTCATTATATCACTAAAAAAGACACAAAACAATAATTAAATACACAAAATGACACTTAAAGCTTGACTAATGACACTCTGTGTCGTAAAATGTAATTAAGCTTGAGACACAGAGTGTCATTGAGGGAGGTGGATTTCTCTTGACTGATAGAGAAATTATTGAATTAGTAAAAAGTATGAAAGAAAAAGCTCCAAATCAATTCTTTGAAACAATAGGAATTATGAAAGGGATAAAAATTATGGCTGAAAAAAATGAATCTAATTCAGAAAAAAATCCAAGCATTAAAGTATGAAAAATTAAAAACAAAGGGCTTATAGATGATAAGTTTTAAAGGCTCTATGTTTAACATGAAACTAAAATCAAATGTAAACAAAGCCAAAAAGCTATAAGCCTAAAAAGCTTTTTTAAGTAAAAAATATGGGATTAAAAAAGTGTGCGATTTTTATAACACACACACTAAGCAAAAATATAATAAAAGTCTGATTTTTCAAAAGTCCTAGGGGCTTTTATCGGACTTGTAATAAGTATTAACGTTTGAAGAAAAAGTTAATAAAAATAGCAATAGTTATGGTGATTAAATGAGTAGTAAGAGAACTAAAAAAAGACATTTAAAAAGAGATAGATATACAGGGATAGATTATGAAGTATTACAGAAAAAGATAGATGAAGAAGAGCTTACTGTAAGTGAGATAGAAAAGCTAATAGATGTTACTACAAATAGTATTTATGAAACTAAAACTATAACAAGTGGACCTATACGAGAGGTAGAGATATATCCTAGTTTCTTAAAAAGAGATATACCAGAAGAGTTTCGAGTCAAAAACACAAAGCAAGCTCAAAAGAACTTAAATAATAAAAATGCTGAAAAATACTTTATTAGAAAAGCTAATACTAACTTTGGAAAAGGCGACTATTATGCAAGTTTAGGATATTTGGATAAGTATAGACCTAAAAGCTTTGAAGAAGCTAAAAAGCATATGAGAAAGTATATAGCTAGACTTAACTATCTATATCATAAGCAACAGATAGCTCGGGGTACTCCAAAGAAAAAATGTAAAAACATAAAGTACATGTATGTAACTGAAATCTCACAAGAAGGAAAAGGCAAGTGTCATCATCATATTTTAATTAATTCTGTTTTACCTATGGAAGTTATAGAAAGTGAATGGAAGTTTGGGAGAAGAAATAATATTAGAATTGTCTATCCAGACGAACTACATATAACAGGATTAGCTAAATATCTATCTAAAGACCCACAAGGAAAGAAACGCTGGGGATGCAGTAAAGGATTAAAAGAGCCTATTATAACAAGAAGTTTATCTAAATTCTCAAGGAAAAAGATAAACCAAATGTCAGAAAGCTATAACTTAATTGAATATGAAATGCAAAGAGTTAATCCAGGATACAAATTTATAGATGCAAAAGTTGTAAGGAATGAGTTTAATGGCAAATGGTACATAACGGCTAGGCTCAGAAACATAAAAGACTAAGTTGAGGTGAAATATGAAAAAAGTAATAGAAGAATTAGAACAAAGCAAAGTTCAAATTTTAAAATTAATATCTAAAAAGCCTAAAGATAATGACGCTAAAAAGTTACTTGAAGTAGTAGAGAAAACTATTGGATGGTTAGAAAAGGAAAATAAAAAGTTTGAAAAAAATATAGAAGCTTATGGATCTATTGAAGTTCAAATAGAAAATTATAGCTTTATAAGAGATGAAAGAATTGATAAAGGTATATCAGTTTATAAAGTCGATTTAGACGGATTATATGAGTACATAGATTTAATAAAAGTATGTAAGAAGCATCTTAACTCTATAAACAATATAGAAGGCCTTAAAGAGCTTGCTATTGAGTGGTATATGGAGAATATACAAAATGAAAAGGTGGTGTTAAAAAATGAAAATTAAAACTGTAATAGAAAACAAATCATTGGAAAAAGAAGAGTTAATAAATGAAGAAGAAGAAAAAACAGCTCTTAATATATTAAAGGAGTTAGAAGGTCATTTAATAATTAGAGCTGATAAAATTTTGAACTTTTGCATTAAATCACTTAAGTATAAAAAGTATTAATAAGTATAAACCTTAGAATTTAGAATTTGATTTAAAGATTCTACGAAATTAAAAGGAGATGTAATAAATGATAAATTCAGCAAAAAAGTTTTTAGAACTTATGGGAATAGGTGTTTTTAATGCAGATGGAACACCAAAATATATGTCTGAACTGATAAATGAAATTAAAAGTGGAGAAAAAACACCTAATCAAGTAAGAAAAGAACATGGATTACCTCCTATAGAAGGCGGAGATCAATATTATCATAAAAAGTTATAAAAAATAGGGGTGAGATTTGTATGAACGAAGAAATCCAACTTTTAGATAAAAGTGAAATAGTAACAATGACAAGCTTAGAATTAGTTGACTTGATAAATAAGTTTAGAGAAGAGGAAGGAAATGGAACTCTTAAAAGACATGATGTTTTATTAAGAGATATAAGAAATGAATTAAAAACATTAGAGCAATTTGGAATAACTAACGCCCACAATTTTGTGGAGGTTGTTTATATAGACGCTAAAAAGGAACAAAGACCATGTTACAAAATGAATAAAGCAGGAATAATGCAGATGTTAAATAAAGAAAGTGCATTAGTTAGATATAAAACTCAACAGTATATAGAAGGACTAGAAAATAGATTAAAACAACCTTCCAAAATATTAAGCCCTATGCAGCTATTAAAATTACAGTATAAAGCACTAGAAGAGCAGGATCAAAAAATAGAGGAAGTTAAAGAAGATTTAAAAGACTTTAAAGAGGACCTACCACTTTTTACAGTTGAATGTGAAGAAATATCAAAAGCAGTTAAAAGAATAGGAACTAAAATGCTAGGTGGATATGGAAGCGAAGTTTATAAAAATAAATCTGTAAGAACAAAAGTTTATAGTGATATATATAAACAGTTAAAAAGAGAATTTGGAGTTAATAGCTACAAGGCAATAAAAAGAAAATATTTAAATGAAGCTCTAGATATAGTTGAGAAATACAACCTAACAATAGCATTAAAAGAGCAAATAGATATGCTACGTAGCCAGATAACATTTAATTAAGGGGGATTTAAAATGATAATAAATAAGTATACAACACACATACTAGATAAACAGTCAGACGTACCACTTTTAAATGACTATGAAGGGAAAATAAGTTTACAAGTAGATAAGTTTTTACAAAGAACTATAAAGAAAGTTTTAAAAGAAGATTCACTAAGAAAAGCAAAGTTTTTAGATTGTAAAGATAATGAAATAAAGAAAATAACAGATGAAATTTTATATAATGAAAAAACATTTTTAGAAAACTCAAAAGAAATAGCAGCATATTTATTTGACATAATGAAGGAAACGGAACAGATAGAGTCTTGTGACTTAATAATTAGCTTAATAACAATAAAAGATGAAAAGATCATAGCAATTATTAAAGTTGATTATAAGAAAATCTATAATCATAAAATAGATTTTAAAGATGATAAATTTGACATTCAAATGATAGAAAATGAAATAGGAATATCAGAGACATTTAGAGCAAAACAATGTGCATTAATAGGTGTAAATGGCTTAAATGATGAATATAACTTGAGAGTTATAGATATAGAAGCTGAGAAGGAAAATGTAAAGTCACTATTTATAGAAGAATTTATAAAAGCCAAAAACATAATAGATGATACATATAAGACAATGAAATTTATTAGTATAACAAGTTCTTGGATAAATAGTTATTTTAATAATTTAGCCAGTAGAGTTGAGAACTTCAATTTATTGTCATATATAATGCTTAATACATCTGCAATAGATATACAAGATTTTAGCGAGAAACTTCTAGGAAATGATAAAGAAGCAAAAGAAAGCTATATTGAACAATTAGAATCTAAAGATATAACTAATTTCAATATAGATAAAAAAATAGCTGAGAAAAGATTTAAAAATATTAATTTAAAAGGGATATTTAAATTTAAATGTGGATTAGAAGAATTTAATAATCCGCATATATTAAAGATTGTTGAAGATGGAGATAAGTACAATTTAGTAATAAAAGATGTTGGAGCTTTATTTGTAGAAAGTGGGAGATAACAACAATGAGTATAACAGAAAGTGTAATAGAACTAATAGAAATGGTTAATAAGATATGCCAAGAGCAAGGCTTAGATATAAAAGAGATTATAGATAAAAAAGATGAGTTTTATGAAGTGTTTAAGGAAGCAGGAAGAAGATTTGATGGTATTAATAAGCAAATAAATGATTCTTGTTCTTGTAAAAAATGCAAAAAACATGAAACTAATATAAAAGATATAGAAGTACTTTGTAATAGAAAAAAAGCAGACTGGGAAGGAAAAGGAAACTTAATTAAAGATGGAGTTGTTACAGGCTTAGAAATGGCACTAACAATGTTGAGATAAGTTTATAGGAGAGATGCAGATCATGAAGAAGCTAAAGAAATTAACAAGAAGACAAAAGAACATATTAGCAAGCAATGGATTTGATTTTATGCAATATTTACTAGAAAGACAGGATCATAACAGTTTTACATTTGTACATAGAGAAACAAAAGAAACATTGAAACTTAATTTTAAATAATAAATAAGGGGTGAGATAAGTGTTTGTTGTAAGTAAATATAGACACGAAACTATTTTAAAGGAAAAAGAAGAAAAACATAAGCAACAATTAAAACATAAAGAAGAGCAGTGCAGACACGCTTTAAAAAGCAAAGATAATAGAATTTTAGAACTTAAAACTGAGAAAGACAAGTTAAAAAATGAATTAGAATTAAAATCTAATAATGAAAAAGAAATACAGGACCTAAAAAGTAAGCTTGAAGAAGCTAATAGAAAAAATGAAAAATTAGAAAAAAGAAATAAAGATTTACAGTCCAAAGTAAACGTAAGTATTATAGCAAAACAACAATTAAAATCACTATGTATATGTAAATTAGATAAGAAAAACTTTATGTATACACTTGATTTAACACCAGTAAATATTAGTGTATCTGGTAGAAAAGTTTATGAAATAGCACAGTTGTTAGGATAGGAAAAAAATGAAAGATTTATATATATTTTTAATTTATTTTGCTTTTTTATATGGAGGCATAGAAATATTAGCATATATAGCTGATAAGAGGGGGAGTAGAAATTGAATATATTAGCAGCTAGAGAAAAGAAATGTCCTATTTGTGATGGTATAGTTTATAAGTTAAAAACAGAGTTAGGAGTATTTTATCAATGTTCTAATTGCGGATGTATGCATAAATAAAAGGGAGATGAAATAAATGAGAATAAATGTTATAGCTTGTCCTTCATGTGGGCAAGCAGACTGCTTAGAGAAAGATAAAGAATTTGATTATAACGGAACTTTTGAATGTGAGTGCGGAGAAGAGTTTACTTTATCAGAAGCTAAAATAATTGAACTAGAAAGAAAGTAAATTATAAGGAGCTGAGTTAAATGTATAGAAAGAAATGTAAATATTGTGGTAAAGAATTTAAATCAACTCAACCTAATGCTGAATATTGTAGTAAATATCACGGTGGTAAAGCTAGAACAGAACGACAAGCAGCTAAAAAGAATAAAATAACGGCTATCTGTGTCCATTGCGGAGAAGTAAAAGAGCTTATAGATGGATATATATGTGAAGAATGTAAAAATAATTTAGAAATGTATGTTGAAAATATTACAAATGGTTCTAATTGAAAATAAGGTGATTTTATGAAATATGAAAACTTAATTAAAGGCAATGAAATAAAAAAAGAAATAGATAGACTAGAGAAATTTATAAGGGTAGCTGAAAAGGTGTGGACTGGGAAAATAATAAAAGAAAAGACTAGATACATACTTAAAAGTAGTGCATATGGATATTTTGAAGAAAGTTCATTTAAGTTAAATACTAAGTTGAAAAATAAAGTATTAGATGTTTTGAGAGCTGAGTTAGCTGAGTTAAAACTAGAATTAGAAAAATTATAAAAAAGTATATAAAGGAGTATTTATACTATGAAGAATAGAGAAAGATTATTTGCTAAGATAGCTCCATTTATAGCAATTGTTTTGATGTTTTTATTGAATATATTTGTACAAGTTATGATTAATTATTAAGGAGTGAGATTATGGGAGATAAAGTATATAAAATAGGACAAGAAATAGTAGTGAAAGAAGATTTTAAAATAAATACAATAACAAATGAAAAAGTAATGACAGTAAAAGAAGGAGATAAAGGCTTTTTAGATAGTAAAGGATTTTTAAATCTAAGAACAGGAAAAGGTAGAGGGAAAATTATAAAGATAAATGATATAGAAGTTAAAGGATATGATCATAGAAATATATCAAAGCTAATACTTCAAAGATTAAATAATGTATTTAATTTAGAAGAGTTTATGGAATATGAAGAAATTGAAAAATCTGAAATGATTGAAGAAATCGAAGATGTGTTGATGGAAATTCTTTAAAACATTAGAAGGAGTGAGATCATGAAAATAAAAATAATAAAATCAGAAGGATATAAATGGTATAAAGATTGTATAGGAAAGCAGTTTGAAGTTCATTCAGAAAGTAAAAAAGGTGGTAAAGGTAAATATGTAGTTAGGATAAAGAAGGAAGATAGACATTTAATGAATGGATATATTTATGGTTGGGTTAAAAAAAGTGATTGTGAAATATTAGATTAAAATAATTCATTTATATAAAATATAATTTTTATTTAAAACTGGAGGATTGAAAATGAATGGAAATAAATTCATTAATGTAACTAGAAAGTATAAAAAGTGTCCGAAATGTGGAAGTAGTTGGAAGGATACAAAATTAAAGTTTGACTTAAAAGATGAAATAATAACTATAAGTTGTGAATGTGGATTTTTCAAGAAGGTTAATGAAGATAACAAAGAAATTAAATAAAATAATTCGTTTATCAATGGAAGGGTGAGAATATGAGTAATATATTAAAAAAGATAAAGGAACAGCAAGATAGAAATAAAAGTAAAAAAGCAAGAGAAAATGAAAAAGTTTTTGAATACATAAATAGGCCAATATCAACACCTCAACCAATTAGATTAATAAATATGGGATTTGATAATATAGATACATTTAGATATAGAGTTATTACTAAAGATGATTTTATTAGATATATGATAAATAGTAGGAAAGCTCGAAATATAACTAATGATACATTTAAAGATGTAGAGGGGTATTGGAATGAGTTAAGAAAAGGATATAACTTTGCAATAGCTGTTGGAAATGAACAATTGATGTTTTATAGTATAGATTCATTTAATAAGCTTATAGGAGGGGTTATAGATGATAAAGAATAAAATAAAAGTTAAATGTATACAAGAGTTTACAGAATTAAATACAAAACAAACAGAAGTATTAGCAGAGGTATTTGAAGGAAATGAATATGAAGCTGAACAATATATTGAGACAGGGGAGTATTTTGCTAGAGATCATGAAGGTAGAGAGTTTTTAGTAGGAGAGTTAAAAATAAATTCATTAGGTAAACCTGAGATAAAGCTAGGAAAAGAATTTGAATTGATTGAAGAAGAAGTGAGAACTAGTGATAAAAAAGAAAATATATCTAATCTAATAGATATATTAGAAATTAAGTTAGATTACGATCGTTATTATGAAAATGATATAGAAACAACTAAAACTAAAAAAGGATTGTTAGTTAAATTTGATTTATGTATGTTTAAAAATTTAAGTTTATATATACCAAATATGATTTTGATTGATGAACATTTAATAAAAGATTATATAATAGAAAATTTAGAATCAATAATAATATAAAGAATTTAAATAAAAATGAAGAGTAATTAAAACAATATATTACCCAGTAGATATAAAATTCTTTTAGAGAAGGTGAATCAAAAATGAACTTAAAACCATTACAAGTTAAATCTATTAATGGAAAAGTTTATATAGAATGCAGAGAATGTAATACATATTTTAAGGTAGAAAAGAAGAATCAAAATTGCATATGTCCTATATGTAATCATAAAGAAGAATTAATTGTAATACATAGAGAAGGAAGTAATAAAAATGAAAAGAAGTGAAGCTAGTGAACAGATTCTATTAATTCAATGGTGCGAATTACAAAAGTTTAAATATCCAGAATTAGGAATGATTTTTCATGTACCTAATGGAGGCAGTAGAAATAGATTAGAAGCTATAAACTTAAAAAAACAAGGAGTAAAGGCTGGAGTACCAGATTTATTTTTACCAAAGCCAAATGGAAAATATCATGGATTATTTATCGAAATGAAGTTTGGTAAGAACGGAACTACTGAAAATCAGGACAAATGGTTAAAAAATCTAAACGGACAAGGATATAAAGCAGTAGTATGTAATGGATTTGAAGAAGCTAAGGAAACAATAACAAAGTATATGTCAATTGTATAGAGGTGGAAACATGAATAGTGAAGCACAACAAATAAATATGGAAAATAGAGCTAAAGAATTAGCAGAGGATGTAATAAAGAAGGCATTAAGACAAGTAACTGAGGAAGATTTAATAAAAAATATGGCAAAGAAAGTAGCTAAAGAAGCTTTGTTTGAAATAGCTAATAAAGGTAAAGACAGGAGATTTCACAATACAAAGATGCTAATGAAAAACTATAATGTTTTAAAAGAACATATGAAGGGAGATGGAGAACAGATAAAAATCAAATTTGAATCTATAGATGAAGAAGATCCATACATGAAGATTGAATTTATGTGGTTAGAAAGTATAGCTAGAAGTAAAGCAAGAACAGTTCAAATTTTAAAATACATAGAAGATAGTTTAGATTACTTAGAAACTAAATTTAGAATGAACAAAGAATATGAAAAATATAAAGCCTTTAAATTATTTTTTATAGAAGAAAAGACAAATGAAGAAATACAAGAAGAATTAAATTGCAGTAAGAATATGCCAAAGAGATGGAGTGACATGGTAGTAAAAGAGTTAAGCATATTACTTTGGGGAATAGATGCACTAAGAGCGTGGGAATAGCGTGGGAAAAGTGAGGGTTTTAATAGGGATTTTAAAATGTTAATATGATAGTGTGGAAAAATTGTAAGTAAAATAAATCACATAATAACTATTGCTATAAGGCTAGATTAATCCCAGCATCTAGCCTTTTAAATGAGGATATAGTTTAATGGCAAAATAGCTAACTTTCATTTAGTAGATGGTGGGTTCGATTCCTGCTATCCTCACCAATAAACTTTACGGCTCTTAAGAGCACTCTATAGCGGTATAGAGTATAAACTAAATATTACGTTCTCATAGAAGGCTAGATTAATCTCTAGCCTTTTTAATTTATAAAAGGAGATTTATATATGGCAAAAGTAAATGAGATAGATAAAGAAGATTTACTTTTATTAAAAGCAAAATACACACTTTCAAATGAAGAACTAGAAAAGGCAGAAGAAAAATTATCTAATAAAATAGGTAAAAAGGTAGTAATCATTCCAAATATATTTGATATTGTAAGCGAGAACAACAATAAGAAACGTTGTGTTATTGAAGCTAAAATAGATACAGAAGCAATTGATAAACATGTAATCAAAGCTATACAGAAGCTTAAAGATGACTTAAGAAAGAAAAATACAAATGCTTAAAAAGTTTTGTAGATGCGGGAAGATAATTCCTCAAGATATTTCTATGTGTTCTGAATGTGAATCTAAGTTTAATAATAGACAGAAGAAAGTATATAAGGATTATAGAAAGCGAAGAGTAGACTTTAAAGAACAGAAATTTTATTGCAGTAAAGAATGGAAGTTTACTAGAGACTCTGTAAGGCAAAGAGATAATGGAATGTGTAAGCTATGTGATGATGAGTTAAGTGATGTAGTGCATCATATAGAGACTTTAAAAGACTGTTGGAGTAAGAGATTGAATATGTATAACCTTATATGCTTATGAGATAGGTGTCATAACAAGGTACATAGAATGTACGATAAAGGAGAAACATCTAAAGTTAAGATGCAAAATGAACTAAAAGAATTGATAAAAGAAAATTATTAAAGGGTAGGGGGGTAGTCAAAAAGTTTTTAGCTTTTGACGTAAGTCCACGGTTGCAGTTTTTTTCCGCGGAAACTCCCCACTGAAAAATTTGAACAGGATAGGAGGGAAAATAAGGTGGCAGGCAAAAAACAACCAATTGAATTAGTAGTGGCAAATGGTAAGAAACACCTTACAAAAGCTGAGATTGAACAAAGAAAAAGTACAGAAGTAAAAGCAAATTCAGATAAAATAAAACCTCCTAGTCACTTAACAAAAGAAGAGAAAAAACAGTTTAAAAAGATATCAAAAGAGCTAATAGATATAGGCATAATGGGTAATGTAGATTGTGAAATATTAGCTATGTATGTAGAATCGCTGACTGAATATAATAAAAACTCAGCAGAATTAAAGCAATTAAATCCTCGTAAAAATTACGAAGATTATAATAAAATAGCTATTGAAAAAGATAGATGTATAAAGCAATGTAGAGGATTTGCTTCAGATATGGGATTAACTATATCTAGTAGGTGTAGATTAGTTCTACCTAAACCAACTGAAAAAGAAAAGAAAAATAAGTTTTCTAAGTTTGCAAAATAGGGGGTGATTCTATGTGAATTTAGATAGGGTTACTCAATATGCCGTAGACGTAGTAGAAGGTAGGATTGTAGCTGGAAGATATGCAATTTTAGCATGTCAAAGGCATTTAGATGATTTAGAAAAGTCAAAGTTAGCTCCATATAAGTATGAGTTTGATATAGAAAAAGCAAATGACATTTTAGATTTTGCAGAAACACTTACAATAGCAGAAGGTGAGGAAGAAAGTCCTGTAAATTTAGAAGGATTTCAAGTATTTATATTAGGTTGCTTAAATGGATGGGTTACAAAAGACAATGGATATAGAAGATTTAGATCATCTTATGTTCAGTTAGGTAGACAAAATGGAAAATCATTTTTAAATGGTATTTTAGGTACATATTATGGAGCTTTTAGTGGGTATAAATATGGGCAACTATATTGTACGGCCACTAAATCAGATCAAGCTAAGATAGTATTAAATGAAATGATTAAGTTTATTAACTCTGATGAAGATTTATCAGAGTTTTTTAAGGTTAAAGAACATGACAATACAATAATAGCTTTAAATACTAACTCTATAATAAGAGCATTAGGAAGAGATACAAAATCAATAGATGGTTTTAGACCGTTGCTTGGGATAGTCGATGAATATCACGCTCACAAGAATAATCAAATGTATAAATTGCTTGAGGGTGGTACGAGAAAAATGAAACAATGTTTAATTTCAGTAATAACTACGGCTGGATTTGAATTAAACTGCCCTTGTTTTAAATTATATGAATACTGTAAAAACATCTTAGAAAATGTATTTACTAATGATGCTCAATTTGTGTATATAGCTGAGATGAATGAAGACGATGACATTTGGGACTTTAAAAACTGGATAAAGGCAAATCCGTTAGTATGTAAAGATGCAGAAGACCTTGAAAACTTAAAAAAAGTAGGGGATTCTGCAAGGGATATGGGCGGAGATGATTTAAGAGACTTCTTAACAAAAGCGTTAAATATATGGATTCAATTTACAGATGATCAATATATAAAACCTAAGTTTTGGAAGGAATGTGAAAGTGAAAGGACTTTAGAAGATTTTAGAGGACAAAAATGTTACGTAGGATTAGATTTAAGTTCTGGAGGAGACTTAACTTCACTCGCATTGGTATTTGTATACTATGTTGATGGAGTTAAAAAGTACTATATTCATTCTCATAGTTTTATACCAAAAATGAAAGTAGAAGAACATATCAAAAGTGACGATGCTCCATACAATTTATGGATTAAAGATGGATTGTTAACAGTTACAGAGACTTTAGGTGGGATTAAAACTGATTATAAATATATAATTAGATATTTAAAGAACCTTATTGAAAAGTATGAATTTAAAATTGAACAAGTAGGCTATGATCCACATAATGCGGATGCCTTTTTAAGTGATTTAGACGAATTAGGGTGCGATTGTATAGAAATTTATCAAACTCATAAATGGCTTAATGATGCTACTGAAGATTTTGAGCTTGAAGTAAGAGCAAAAAATATTGAGTACAATAAAGAAAATGAATTACTTTCATGGTCCGCTGTAAATGCAAAAACAGTTTCTAATCCAAATGGAGAAATTAAGATAGATAAAGATAAGAGAAACAAAAGAATAGACCCAATTGATGCCATTATAGATGCATATAAATTAGCATTTAAAGAAGAAAGATTAGTAAATGTAAATGAATCGGTTGATAGGTATCTAGATATGATGGGATGGAATTAGAAGGGAGGTGCAAAAATGAACCTTATAAAAAATTTAAAGAATCTTATATTACCTAAACCACAAACTGTTGATATGAGAAGTGAAAAGTTATTAGAGTGGCTAGGTATAACAACTAGAAATAAAAATATCTTAAGTGAAGTTACTTATTTTACTTGCTTAAAAATGTTATCTGAGACATTAGGTAAAATGCCTATTAAAATGTATCAAGAAACGGAAAAAGGTGTAATAAGAGCAGCACCAAATAAAGCATATAATTTATTAAAGGTTAGACCTAACCCTTATATGACACCCTCTATATTTTGGGCAACTGTAGAAAATAATAGAAATCACTTTGGAAATGCTTATGTTTATATAAGAAAAGAATTTAAGCGTGAAAAATATGGAGCTACATATGAAATAAAAGATTTATGGATTATGCCAAGTAATGATGTACAAGTTATTATGGACAATAAAGGAATCTTTGGAATTAAGGATGCACTTTGGTATATCTATACTGATAGATACACAGGCGAACAATTTGTATTTAAAAATGAAGAAGTACTACACTTTAAAACCTCATTTACATTCGATGGTATATCAGGAGAGCCAGTTAGTAAAATTTTAAAATATACCCTTGAGGGTGGAGTTGAAAGTCAAAATTTCATTAATAACCTTTATAAAACAGGACTTACTGCAAAAGCTACATTGGAATATACAGGAGATTTAGATAAGTCAAAAGAAGATAAATTAATAGAAGGTATTTCAAGGTTTGCTAATGGATCTCAAAATGCAGGTAAAATAATTCCTATTCCTCTTGGGATGAAAATAACACCTTTAAATATAAAGCTAACAGATAGTCAATTTTATGAATTAAAGAAATTTTCATCACTTCAAATAGCAGGAGCATTTGGAATAAAGCCAAACCAAATAAATAACTATGAAAAATCTAGTTATTCAAGTGGAGAAATGCAACAACTTAGCTTTTATGTAGATACAGAACAATTTATATTAAAACAATATGAAGAGGAAATCTGCTATAAATTATTAAGTGATGAAGAGAAAAATGAAAATAAGTATTATAAATTCAATGAAAAAGCTATTTTACGAACAGATGCAAAAACACAGGCTGAGTGTTTAACATCCTTTGTAAATAATGCTATATATACTCCAAATGATGCTAGAGCAATTTTAGATATGCCAGCAAAAGAAGGTGGAGATGTATTAGTTTGTAATGGTAACTATATACCTATAACAAAAGTAGGAAAGCAATATGGGGAAGGAGGCGAAAACAGTGAGTAAAATATTAAATTTACAAAATAAAGATACCAAAACTGGAGAATTAAAAAATGTTGGTAAGATAGAAATAAAAAATCAAACAGAAGAAAAAGCAGAACTTTATTTCTATGGAGATATAGTTTCAGATAGTTGGAGTAGTTGGTGGGCGGACGAAGATAAATGCCCTCAAGATGTAAGTGACTTCCTAAAAGAACTAGAGAATTCGCAAAATGTAGATATATATATCAACTCTGGCGGTGGATCTGTATTTGGTGGAATAGCAATTTATAGTATGCTAAAGAGACACAAAGGTAAAAAGACTGTTCATGTTGATGGATTAGCAGCAAGTATAGCTAGTGTAATAGCACTTGCAGGAGATAAAGTTATAATACCTAAATATGCTAACTTTATGATTCATAACCCTTTAACATTTTTATTTGGAGGATATAACGCTAAAGATTTAAATGAGATTGTGGGAGCTTTAGAAAGTTGTAAGGAAAGTATATTAAATATATATATGGACCATGCAAAAGAAGGAGTAACAAGAGAAGAAATTTCAGAGCTTATGAATCAAGAAACATGGTTTACTGGTGAAAAAGCTGCAGAATACTTTAACATTGATGTAGAAGAAGAATTTGAAGCAGTTGCATGTTCATCTAACTTTTTTGATAAATATAAAAATACTCCAAAAGATTTATTTAAAAACAAAGTTAAAGATAATGAAAATAAAGAAATAGATATAGATGAAATTGTAAATAGAGTAGTTTCAAAATTGCAGAATAAAAAAGAAGATGATAAAAAAGTAGAAAATACAATTGAAAAAGAAAAGGAAGATTTATTGAAGGATTTAGATTTATACTAAATCTTTTTTTGTTGCCAAAATCCAAAAATATATAAAAAAGTGAGGAATAAAAATGTCAAAAGAATTATTAGAATTAATGAATAAGATAAAAGCTCAAAAAGAATTAGTAAAGAATTTAGTTAATGAAAATAAACTAGAGGAAGCAAAAGCAGCTAAAGAGGAGTTAAAAAATTTAAGTGATAAATTTGACCTTCTTTATGATTTAGAAGCTGGAGAAAATGAAGAAGCAAAAAATAAAATTAAAGATGGAGAAGGGATAAAAGTTACTCCAGAAAACAAAGATTCAATTGTTGAATTTGCTAATGCTGCAAGAAATGGATTTAAAATAGATAATAAAATGTCAGTTGGAACTCCAGCAGAGGGTGGATATACTGTTCCAGAAGATATATTAACTAAAATAAATACATATAAAGAATCTAAAAAATCTTTAAAAGATTTAGTAACAGTTGAAAAAGTTACTACTGATAAAGGACAAAGAACTTTCAAAAAGAGATCGCAACAAACTGGATTTGTTAAAGTAGGTGAAAATAGTAAAATAGGTGAAAAAAATACACCTCAATTTGAGAGATTAAAATATGAAGTTGAAAAATATGCAGGATATTTTACTGTAACGAATGAATTACTTGCAGATTCAGACCAAAATATAGTTAATACTTTAATAGAATGGATAGGAGATGAATCAAGAGTAACTCAAAATAAATTAATATTAGAACAAATAAAAACAATAGAAGAGACAAAATTAAATGGATTAGATGATATTAAGAAAGCTTTAAATGTTACTTTAGGTGCTACTTTTAAGCCAACTAGTAAAATAATTACAAATGATGATGGACTACAATATTTAGATACACTAAAAGATTCAGATGGAAAATATATTTTACAACCAGATCCAAAAGAACCTATGGCTCTTAGATTATGTGCTGGAGCATCAACTATACCAGTTGAAGTTTGTCCAAATAGTGATTTATCTACTACAGGAAAGAAAATACCTTTTATAATAGGAGATTTAAAAGAAGGTATAGTTTTCTGGGATAGAGCTTTAATGAATATAAAAATGTCTGATACGGCAGCTATAGGAGATTTAAATGCATTTGAAGAAGACTTAACTTTATTTAGAGCTATAGAAAGAGAAGATGTAACAATAAAAGATAAAGCTGCAATTGTTAATGGATATATAGATACAACTGCAGTAAGTTCAGAGCATTAATAAAATATTAAAGCAAAAAATATTTTAGACTAATAATACGTTGAAATTACAAGGTATTATTAGTCTATTAAAGT